TGGGAAGAAAGGGACAGGTTTTATCACAAGGATTTGCTCAAGGAAACAGTGAAATGGGTCTACGTACAACAGCTCAAACAAAAAAATTAGGTTGTGCGATCTTAAAAAGATTGATTGAAGAAGATAAACTTTTAATAAATGATGAAAGAATTGTACAAGAATTGATGACATTTGTGTCAAAATCTAATACTTTTAAAGCTGATGATGGGCACCACGATGATTTGGTTATGACTTTGGTGTTTTTTGCGTGGCTTTGTAGGCAAGAATATTATGCAGATTTAATTGAATCTGCAAAAATGAATTATGAAGAAGCAAAGAAACCCGAAGACGATAATATTCTTTTCATGTTAAATCCCGAAGAGGGGGAAGACGGTGAATTTAAAGCTAATGGCGTTGTTTGGTATCCTGCTTAAAAATTATAAATAATTTTAAGGTAAAAAAATGGCAAACCCAACGCTAAATTCTTTTATAAATCCAACATATTACGTTTATACAGGATCCCAGAGCTCACTATATTGTGGATTTTTGGCTGGATCTACGTATGTTGCACCAACTTTTAATGGAGTCTCTGGTGCAGCCAGCAACGATCCGGGCGGATTATTTGGGTGGTTAATCTATTCAAGAACACAACTTCAAGTTCCTGCAAAAGGCGAAACTTTTGACTCATATATTATCTATTCAAATCCCAATGATTTTGTATTTGATTTGAATTCTTTGAGCGGAGTTACATCATGTTTGCTTACAACTTCTGCAACTCAGGGAGGAACTTTTGGGTTTTTCTCATCAGATAGTGCACAGATAACTGGAAAAACAAATGGAAATGATTTTCTATCTGCACTTTACACGCTTGCATATGGTACAAACTTAGTAATAACAGGAAGTACTGCCGGATTTATAAGTTTTGAAAGCCAAAATGACAATTATCTAGACGTTTTAATGTGTAAGGGAACAACAGCAGAAGCCAGATATCTTGAAAATGCAGTTTCTACAATAGGAATTTTTCCATCAGTCAATGATGGTGCGGGACAAACGGCTTTAAATTTTGATGCACTATTTACATCAACGTCTTTGGTTAGTGGTAGCACAGTAGCAGACAGAATTTTTTCTGTAAGTGGAAAAAATTACAAATTTAAAATTCCAACCACATCTTTGGGTACAAATACAACAATAACAAATACGATAAATTTGGTCCCAGATGTAGTTGGTGCATTTGCTACAGCAAAATCAAGAAATAACATTTATTATACTGTAGCTGGTCTTGGCAATTCAACAGTATTGAATGGAATTGTTCAAAATCCAATTAATTGGACAGATACTAACACAAAAAATATTTTTAAGAAAAACAGAGTAAATTTTTATATAAAAAACGATAAAAACTATTTTATTGGATTAGATATTGTAGGTGCTACTGCTGGAGCCAACTCATCATATACATCAAATGATAGAATCGGTCCATCTAAATTAAGAGTAGATATTGAAACAAATGTTAGAACCATTGTGTTAAAATATGTGTTTTTGCCAAACAATGCTACAACAAGAGCTTCAATAACATCAGAAGTTTCATTTTATCTGCAATCATTGGGTGCATTTTTGGATCCAGAATTTACACAAATTACTTGTGACAGTTCAAACAATGACGATAATAGTTCAACTCTTGTTGTTGACACAATCGTTAAACCATTAATATCATCTGAAGAATTTAGAATTTCTGTAATTACAGAATCAAGCACATAATATGGCAGTATCAACAAATTCAATTCAAGCTTTTAAACAAAACTTTGGAGGTGGCTCCAGAGCTAATAGATTTGAAATCGTGAATACACCGTCTGAAATGTGGCCGTCGGGGATTTCAGTAAATAGTAACGAATTTTATAAATTTTATTCGTCTTCGTTGCCAAGAACAGAAGTTGGAACAGTTTACGTTGGTTATAGAGGTAGAACTTTATCTTTGGCTGGAGACAGAAGCTACACTGTTTGGAATATAAGCATTTATGATGACAACAATACTGCAGATAACCTTTGGCAAGCATTTCATAAGTGGAAAGAAAAATTAGACGGTCACCTTACTCACAAAGTTGATACAACGGGTGTTGGTAACAATTATGCCTCTTACAAACATTTACAAAAAAATTGGACAATAAATCAATTAGACATAAATGGAGATGAGCCTATAAGAAAAATTAAATTAATAAATTGTTGGCCAAGTCAAATTGGTGGCATTAACTTAGATATGAGTTCTCCGAATCAAGGAAATTTTAGCGTTACTATGACTTTTGATTGGTTTGAAATATTGTAATGGAGAAATACTATGCCATCAATTTCTGATTTCAAAGGAGCTTTTAACGGGGGAACCAGAGAAAATAGATATATTATTTCTGGAAAATTTCCAGGAAGTATAGGAGACAATATAAGCCATTTTCACGTAACCGCTACTCAAATTCCAACAGTTTCTACATTAGTAATGGAATACAATTATTTTGGAAGAAAAGCATATTATCCAGGAGAAAAACAATACGGTTCTTGGTCTATAAGAATTCTAGACGATGTTAATGACGGCCCTGGAAGCAACAAAGATATGTGGAAAAAATTTAGCGATTGGCAAAATTTAATAAATTCACATACAACAAATATATCTTCACCACAAAATTCTTATAAAGTTGATACCTGGAAAGTTCAACAATTAGATTTAAATGGTGAAACAGCAATTAAAGAATTTGGTTTGTATGGTTGTTGGCCAAAAACAATAGAACCGATTGTTTTTAACATGGCGAACCCAAATACTTTAAATCAATTTGCCGTTGTTTTGATATATGATCAGATCACTTTAAAATCTGGACCGACCCAAATAACCCAAGAATAACCCCAATAAACCAAACCTAATTATATTAGAGGTAATAATGGAAATTGAAGCTTTTGGTTTTGAATTTGGTAAAAAACAACAAACAAAGGCAGAGAAACAAGAACAGGCTCTGCAAAAATTTACTGCTCCTGAAGTTTTTGACGGTACTGTAACTGTCGAAGCTGGTGGCTATTTTAGTTCAGCCATTGATTACACCGGAACTCTTAAAGACGAATCTAGTTCTGTTATTCAATACAGAAACATGTCTGTTTATCCGGAAGTTGATAATGCAATAGAAGAAATCGTAAATGCTTCTATAGTAAAAGGAACGGATGGAAGACCTGTAAAACTTGATTTAAAAGATCTTCCAATACCAGAATCCATCAAAATAAAAATTTACAAAGAATTTGAAAAAATAGTTCAGCTTTTAGATTTTAATCATAAAGCATATGAAATTTTTAGACGATGGTATATTGATTCTAAAATTTTCTATAATATCGTAATAGACAAAGACAGCCCGCAGGAAGGTATAAAAGATATCGTTCCTATAGATCCGCTTAAAATTAAAAAAATAAGAAAAGTTAAAAAAGAACAAGAAAGAACAAAGACCGGTGCTGTTTCTGTAATTAAAGAGATAGAAGAATATTATCTTTATACTGATTCTGACAAAGAATCATTCATGATGACTGGTCCGGGTGGCCTTCATCTGTCTTTGGACAGCATAGTATATGTTCCTTCTGGTATTGTTGATCTGAATTCAAAAAGAGTTCTTGGTTATCTACACAAGGCCGTAAGACCTTTAAACATGTTAAGACAACTAGAAGACGCTCTTCTAGTTTATCGTGTAGCCCGTGCACCAGAACGTAGAGTATTCTATATTGACGTTGGTCAGCTGCCAAAACAAAAAGCAGAGCAGTATATGAGAGATATGATGAGTAGATTCAGAAATCGAATCATCTATAATCAAAATACTGGTGAAATTCGTGATGAAAGAAATCATCTTTCAGTTCTCGAAGATTATTGGTTGCCAAGAAGAGAAGGTTCACAAGGAACTCAAATTACAACTCTTCCCGGTGGTAATGCGATGTCTCAAATTGAAGACGTTGATTACTTTAAAAAGAAACTTTACAATTCATTGAATGTACCTCTGAGTCGTCTTGTTGCGGAACAGACAGGATTTAACATGGGGCGCTCGGTTGAAATCACAAGAGAAGAAGTAAAGTTTTATAAATTTGTAGAACGTCTTCGCCACAACTTTTCAAAGTTATTTTTGGATTTTCTTCGTGTTCAATTGCTTCTTCGTGGTGTTATTACCGAAGAAGATTGGTCAGTCTTAAAGCAACAGATTAAGTTTGTTTATAATACTGACAATTATTTCTGGGATCTAAAAGAAGCAGAAATATTGGCAGAAAGAATTAAAATGCTTTCAATTTTAGAACCATATTCAGGAAAATATTTTTCTACAGATTATATTCGTGCAAAAATACTAAAACAAACAGAAGAAGACATAAAACTTATTGACGAGCAGATAAAGATAGATAAAGAAAAGGCCCAAAAAGAACAGATGGCTTTAATGGCTCAACAACAAGCTATGGCAATGCAAGGAATGGCTCCCCCCGGCCAAGAACAGGCTCCACAATGAAACATCCATCAACTTTAATACTTGAATCTGGAATAAACGATTTAATTAAAGAAAATGATTCTGCGTTCAAAAAAAGTTTAATCAACTCGTTGTCGTTAAAATTAAATGAAGCAATTAAAGAAGTTGAGAATGAATTCAAATCAAAAATGTTGATGTCTTCGGATCTATATTCTCTTTCAGATGAAATAAAAGAATTTGTGGAGTTTGTCGAAAATTATGATCCTAAATTAAAAAATAAATTAAAATTAAAAAATGGAACTTTAATAAATATAAGTGAAACTGATTTTGATAATTTAAAGGAAATGTTTGACACTTTAAATAATAAAAATAGAGAAATTTTTGTCAAAGAAATAACTGAAAGTCCGGCAAAGTTAAAAAGCAATTTAGATTTTTACAAGAAAGCACAAAGGGTATTGAAATGAACAATAATGTAAAAAAAATGGTAAAAAATGTTATTGAAGAAAACGCAGTTGATTTTAAAAAAACAACTTCAAAAGCTTTATATGAAAAAATTGGACAAAGATTAAAGCAAGAATATATCGCTGTATCTCAAAATTTATTAAAAAAAGGTAAATGAAGATTTATCTTTTTTGACAGGAGTCTCAAATATTGGGACTCCTGTTTTTATTTGCAAATAAAAGCACTGCAAAGATCACCACAAAATTAACTAAATAATATTATGAAACTCATCACAGAACTTACAGAAGACATTAAATACGTAAAAGAAAACGTCGGCAATGGAGATCGTAATTATTTCATTGAAGGTGTTTTCATGCAATCTGAAGTAAAAAATAGAAATGGCAGAGTTTATCCAAAAAATACTCTTGCAAAAGAAACTTCAAGATATATCAACGAATACGTAAATAAAGGTCGTGCTTTGGGTGAACTCAACCATCCAACAGGACCAACTGTAAATCTTGATCGGGTTTCACACATTGTAAAGGAATTGCATGAAGACGGTAAAAACATTTATGGTAAAGCTAAAGTCCTTGATACTCCAATGGGCAAAATCGTTAAAAACCTTATTGACGAAGGTGCTCAATTGGGTGTATCTACCCGTGGCATGGGTTCTCTCAAAAGCAAAAATGGTTATCAAGAAGTTCAAGAAGACTTCATGTTAGCAGCAATCGATATTGTTGCAGATCCTTCAGCACCAAATGCTTTCGTAAATGGAATCATGGAAGGAAGAGAATGGGTTTTCAGTAATGGAATTTGGTCAGAAAGACAGCTTGCAAATTCTCGTAAAATTATTAAAAATTCATCTTCAAGAAATCTTGAAAAAAATATTGTAAATATATTTAAAGAATATTTTGGAAATATTTAAACATGGCTGGCTTCGATCCATATACTAAAAAAATTTTATTGGAGGCTATTGCTGGTTCTACCGGAAGTATTGGTAGGATTGGTAAAAGATCGAAGACCACTGGTGGCTTCGGTGGTGGTGCTCCCAGAATAAAAGAAACAAAAGTAAAACCAGGTTCCAGCGAATCTACAATAATGTTTGGTGACACAAAAATGCCATCGGGCGCTGGAATTTATAAACAAGCAGCTTGGGCAAATTACGCAAGAATGTTAAACAAAGCCATGGAAGGAACAACTGCCGGGGGTATAGTAAGTGGTGTTTCTGGATTATTGCAATCACTTCCTGGAATGGGTGGTGGCAGGGGGCAGGCAAT